CCAAATAATCCCCAAGGAATCATAACTTAGTACCAAGTTGCTGATCTTTTTTTCTCAGTTAGGATTTTTCCTTGACCTTTAACCATCTCTTTTTGAGATTCATTTGGTTTTGTCATTTCAACATCCACAGGCATTTTATGTTCTACCTTAACTGATTTTTTAGATGTATTTTTTTTCATTTTTTCCTCTTTTTTTGCTTTTACCCGCCTCAGAAAGTGCAATCGCAATAGCTTGTTTACGACTTTTTACTTTTTTAGAGCTTTTACCAATGTTGAGTTCACCTTTTTTGAACTCTTTCATTACTTTTTTAACCTTTTTATCGGCCTTTGTCATTTTTTTTCTCATACTATTGTCCTTTTTTTAGTTGCGCCGCTAAAACTGTTTTTTCTAACGACGTATTAGCTCTTAATTGGGCTAAATCTTCATTTTGATCAAGTTTTTGTTGTTGTGTAGCTTGATTCATCATCGCTTTCATACGATCTAAGTTTCCTCTATCTTCATCAGCCTTACGTTTTCTATCATTTTCTTGTGCTTGTAAGTCTAATTCTCTTGCTCTAAGTTTAGCGATAGGATCATTATCAAATTGTGAAGTAATTTTTTTCTCTTCTTCCATAAATTCACCCATCATATCAGCAATCAATTGTGATTTTCTTGCTTCAATTTTTTCAGTCAACATTCTAATTTGCATTTGAATTTGTGGATTCTGCATTGCTTGTGGATTTTGTTGAATCATAGCTATTTGTTGTAGTTCATTTGGAAATTCCATTTCAACTTGTTCTTGAGCCATTAATGAAATGTGCTCAAAGCAATTTTTCTCTAAAGCAGCCATAACTACCGGAGCATTTCTTGCCATATTAGTTGCCATAAAATTTAAGTGAGCAGTAATGTGTGCTCTATGATCTTGTCCAGGAAACGCTTGGAACGGTTTCCCAGCGAGAGCATCAATATGTTCTAACGCTGGGTCCTTTGGTTGAGGGGGTTGTGGTCGAATTAAAATTTTGTCTATATCCTTAACACCTAATGCTTCATACATATTTCTGTAGACTTGATATTGATTATGAAGTCCAGGATTAGAAGCTGCCAATTGCAGTTCCGTTTGCGCAAGGGAAATACGCTGTGTTTGAGAAAATATATTTGGATCTGCAACTGGCAATATATCTACTCTATCATCAAAGTCAGATTGTTTAATGGTTTTTTGACCACCAACAACATCATAAGGATATTCTTGTGGTAGATATAATTTAAATACTCGAGCGAGTAATTTAAATTCTTTTTTTAAAGCTGCATAAATTCTTTTGTGAATCGCAGACATAGTCCTTGATCCTCTTTCTAAAAGCGCAACGGTCGTGCCCACTGCCGCTTGTTGATTACCCTCACCTACTTGAAGATCAGCTATAGATGCGAAACGCTGACCAGCTTGTACCACGACGCCCATAAGTGCTAAGAGAGTTTGAGATGGTTCCTTAAAAGGTAACATCATAAATGCATCCCGAATGTTTCCACCTGGTGCATCTACGTCTCTAAATTCTCCAGGTTGAATGGATTGTGCATCGTCTCTAATTCTTATTCCTCGCTGTTTAAATCCAGCAGGTAGGTTAGATAAAGTTCCTGCATCAATTAATTGTCTTAATGCAGTTGTAGCTGTTCTTGATAAACCACCAATCATATGTATTAAACCAAAACCATAAAAACCAAGTCCTGGTAAAAATTTAAAATGTATGAAGTATTGAATTTTGTTTTTCTTAGGATCGCCTATTTCATAATTTCTTCTAATAGATAATATTTCTCTAGAATTTTCTTCTAAAGTTATAACATAAGGAATTTTAATTCCTGTTGTTTCTCCTGTTTGAGGATTTGTATCTTCAAAACCTTCTAAATCTAAATTAGTGTGAAACTCTAAAATATTAAATACATCTTCGTCAACTCCTTTTGATTGACCTTCTAATTCACGTTCTTTTTGTTGAACTTCAGTTTCATTTAATGGACCTGGTTTTAATTCTATGTCTCTATAGAAACCAGCAACTTGTTGTTTTCGTAAATCGTTTTCTGAAACTTTTAAAACGTGGATGATTGATTCCGCATCGTCTAATGAGGTAGCCGAATACGGAACTATCAAATCATCTGCAGGTATGAACTTAGAAACAGCTCGTTGTTCTACCTCATCATAATAAACTTTTTTAAATGATGATCCTGCTAACGGTAGATAAAATAACATTTGATCAAAGTCTGGTTCATATTCTTTCATCTGATCCATAATTTGATAATTCATAAAATCTTTTACACGCTGAGACTGTTGTTCTTTTTCAGGAGTAGCTAATCCTAAGATTTGAGTTCTAACTGGACCTTCTGCAGGTAATAATTCTTTGTAAGCTAAAGATTGAAATTGTGTAACCGCTTCTGCAAGAACAGGATGAGTTGCACCACTTGCTCCTTGGAATGGTTCTGTTCGATTGTCGTATTTAAATCCTAATAGATCTAAACCTTCTCTATAAGTTCTTTCCCAATCTTTTCTTGATGATTTATAATCTTGATAATTTTGATAAAGTTTAGAACCTAATCTTCCTAAAACATCATCTGGTAAAAATTCAGCAAGGTTTGCATAATGCTCATCTCCACCTGTTGGTGATGCTGCTGATGGATCAAAATCTATATCAACACTTCCATCTTCGTTTTGTTGAATTTCAACTGGACCTTTTTCAGTTTGTTCTTGCTCAACTACTTGTTCAGAAACTTCTGTTACTTCTTCTTCAGAAGGAAGTTCAACTTGAGCTCTTACGTCGTTTGGTAATGATTTGTCTATGTCTGCCATTTATTTTCTCCGAATGGATTGTTTTAACAGTATTATACTGAATATTCAAGCCTTGTGGTTCAGGTCCTGATTTTGGGGGTATCAAGTGTTTCTTAGGATAATTACTCATCTATAACATCATCTCTCATAGTATCGTCATACTCACCATATCGTTCTGTTATAAATTGATTGGGATCTGATTCTTCAGCTTTACGTTTTCTAATCAAATCCATTTGTCTTTTTGGATCTGCAGGTAGCCCTGTTACATTTTCTTCAATTTTAGCAATATTACTAATTGAAGTATCAACACTTACATCTGTTTCAACTAAATCAATATCATAATCATCGTCTCCTACTCTAACTCCTGCTGGTCTACTTTCTAAAACAACAAATTCTTCATCTTGATAAATAGGTTTTCCATCTGGTGTTTGGTCAATGACTTTTTGTGGTTTGTAAGCAAATGTAACTTTATCATCATAAGCACCTATGTCAGGTCCATCAATATCAATCTGAATATTACCTTGAACATCTTCGTAAGCTGTATATTCAATGTCTCCTTTTTTATAAACTCTAACTTGTTCTAAATTTTCTCTAGCTAAGTCTGGAGCAATTTTTCCAAATTTATAAATATCTTCAACTAATTTTGGAAAGAATTTAGGTATGTTTTTTCCTGAACCTCTTAATACACTTTTAACTGCGGTACCAACTGTTTTTTCTTTTTTTAATAAAGGCGCAACAAATGGTAAACTTGCACCCGCTGCTAATAATTTTAAAAACTTTCTTCTTAATGGATCAAAGCCATTTGAGAAGCCAACTCTTCCACCACCATTAAAATCAAATCTTACGTTTTCAGTTATTTCATCAACAGGGACAGTTACACCAAAAGCATTGTAAGTCATTGGCCTTGGTTCAGGTTTTGAAAAATAAGGTTTTTCTAATTCTTCTTGTCTAGCTTGTAATGCTTTTTCGTGTGCCATTCCAATTTTAATTAATTCGGATTCAGGTTTTTTAAAAAGCTTGTCATATTCTTTTTGATAAGTTTCTTTTTGTTCATTAAATCTTTGTTGTTGTTTTTTGTATAATTCAGGATACGTTTCTATTTTTCTTGGATCTATTTTTGCAAGGCCCTCTGCTGAACTTCTAAGATCTTCATAACTTTTCTCTAAATCATACAAAGGTAAAGATTCTTTATAATTTTTTTCAAACCAAGATCTTTCTGTTGTTCCAGGTATGATTACTCCTTTACCTGTTTCACCTCTAATTGGATTATAATCTTCTATGATATCTTGCCAAGTTAAAGTGCCTGCTATTTCTTTTAAAGGAATTCCTTTATACAAATCAATTGCAGCAATAGGTACGTTGATAGCTAAATCTAAAGCTGTAATAGGAAGTAATCCATATTTACCAACAGGACTTGCTGCTAACATTCTTAATGATTTAGAAACTTTACCTAATCCTTTACGAATAGCTTTTACAGTATCATCATCCATACCAGAAAAAGATTTTAGTTTTACACCTGAAACCTTTTCTAAATCTGCTATAGCTTGAGCAATAATTTTTTGTTCTCCTTTAGGTAATTTATACTTATCTTTTAAAAGTTTCATATTATCTATGATTCTTTGATCAGTGATTCCTTTTCTAGTAATGAAACCTTCTTTGGTCATTAAATTAAAATCTTTTCCAAATTTATTAAAAGCTTCAGTATAACCCTGTCCTTTAGTTACAAACTCACCAAAATCATAATTCTTTGGAAACTTATCTATTGGTTTTACATTTGATATGACTTCGAATGTGTCTCCAAATTTAAATTCAACAGGGGATACGATTCCTTTTTCAATTGATCCTGATGTTAAGAAATTTAAAAAGTTTTTTCTAGAATTAGCTATGTTCTTAATTTCTTCTCTACGTGCAGGAGTAGTTTTTGGTTCATTATATTCTGCTCTTAATTTTTTAAGTGGGTCATCAAATATAACCCGTTTAAATTGATTTAAGTCTCCTTGTACTAAACTATCAATCTTTAATAAATTATCCGTACCACCATAAATGACAGATAAAGGATGTTCTGCATTTCCAGGAAGTTTAGTAAAAATACCTTCTGTTCCGAAAAATTTATTAGCAGTATTACGAACTCTGTTGGCGTCTTTTACTTTTCCATCTGCTTCTAATCTATCTGCAGCTTTTATCAATCTTTCATAATTACCACCAAATTGTTCTCCTAATGCTCTTTTTAACCAAGTTGATCTTTCACCTTGTTCAACTCCATAATTTTTAAATTTAGTTCCTGCTGCATTAGATGCTATCTTTCCTTCGTTTTTAATTTTAGTTAATTGATTGACTCTTTGATCAAAAGTGTTTTCATTCCAAAAAGGACTTTTTTTAAATTCTTGATCAAAAGCCTTTCTTGCTTGTTCTACAGTTAAATCAGTATTGTTATTTAATCCATCTAAGAAAACCATCTGTCTGCTTCTTGACACGGTTCTTGGACCAACAGCTTGTGGACTCCAATCTGTTATAATACTTTTATATTGTTTAGGTATTTTATTTCTATCAATTCCTTCAACTTCAAATTTACCATTTTTCCAATCTCTAAAGTCTTTGTTAATTTGTTGAAAAAAGTGGTTGGGATTACTACTTCTATATTTTTCTAATTCTGCTGCTAATTTTTCTTCACCATCAAATTCTCCAACATTATTTAAATGATTTAAATAACTTCTAACAACGTCTCCTCTTCTTGCTGCAACAGAATCAATTTTTGCATTACTTTCAAGAAAAGCTTCTGCAGCTGCTTTCGCATCTTTTAAATTTCCGTATTCATTAACACTAAATGATTTAGATAATCTTTCACCTGAGTCTGTATACATATTAACATTATAAGAAGTTCCTTTTGAATTTAATAAAATACTTCCTTTTTGCATTGGAGGTTCTGTAGGTGTATCAAATTCTATTTTTGCAATTCCTTTTTCAGCAAACTTTTGTCTAACACTTCCACCTCCAGCTAATTGCTGACGCAATGTTCCTACTTCCACATCGTCATCTAAAATTCTAAAATATTCAAGTGGAGTATCTAGGTATGGAGTATTCGTTAACGAATCCATTAAATCTTCATAATCTTTTGACATATTATAAACCCATTAAATAGTTTAAGCCACCTTCGGCGTTTAGTTTTCTTTTAATGTCTTCTCTTAATTTAAATTGATGTGTTGGTTTGAGAGTTTCAAAATCTACAGTACCATCATCATAAAGTTTAAATCTTTGGTTTTCTGGTAGACCTGTCATACCTAGTTCTTTCCAAACGTTTTCGTTATTTGCTAACTCTGGTTTATTTTTTAACTCTTCAATCATATTAGGAAAGTTTTTTAAAACATAATCGGATGTTTCATCTGGATTGTCTTTTGCACCTTGAATAGTGTTCTCTAATCTAGCTATGATAGCTTCTGCTCTTGTAAATCTGCCTTTGCCTGCAGGATTTTCAGATCTATATTTAATTAGATCGTCCATAGACATTTGAATAGGTTCTTCATCAAACATTGAATCAAACTCTTCTATGATAGCTTTTTCATCTTCTTTAATTGGATTAGGACGATCTTTAATTTTTTCTCTGATAAAAATTTTTCCATTATGATTTACCATTAAACCTTTTCCTTGACCTCTTGATAAAGCTATCTTCTCTCCACTTAATAAACTTTCAATACCTTCTAATTTTTCTTTTTTAGCAAGTTTAGTAGCTTCTTCAGGACTTAAAATAATTTTTGACATTCCTTCAAATTTTTTTATTTTAGGTTCGTAAGTTGTATCAATAATACCTTTAATTCCACTTGGTAAAGTTATTTCTGTGTCTGTTGTTTTTTCTTTAAATCTTTGATTGAACTCATCAAACATTCTTTGTAATTCTGCTTTTGGTGGTTCTGGAATATCTACCGTAAGTTTAACTTCACCACCTGTAGTCTTTGTTCCTAATTTTTTATTAACTTCATCCATTATCTCTTTAACAGTTTTAGATCGTTTACCTGTTCCAAATTTAAAACCAATTCTTCCGCCGTTAGCTTTTTTATCTCTAGGATGTTCGCCTGTATCTTTTATAATTTGTAATTCTTCAAAAGTTTCATCTCCATATAATTTAACATTATTTAATTCAGTGATATTTCTTTTTGGTGGAGCTTTTTGTGGCATATCAAAATAGTCAGATAAAAAATCAGATACACTTGTATCTTTATATGGCTGTCCAAGTTTTTCCATTTCTTCTAATTCTTTTTCAAGTCTCTCAATGTTTGTTCTTGGTTCAGGAGTTAACTTTTTTTCTTTTGGAAAAGTTTTAACATCAGCTTTTGGTCCTTCCATTGGTCTTTCTTTTGTCCAATCAGTAATTTTAGTTTCTGGAAAAGGAACGACTTTCATCATCTCTTCAACCTTTTCAGCAGCTTGTCTTTTTAACATCGTGTCAGCTAAACCCGTAGCTTCTTTGCCATACCTTGTTACATATTCTTTTCGTAAGAAGTCTAATATCTCTGCGTATTTTTTTCCTCGATCTTTAATTGACATCAGTAATAAATCCTTTTTCGTTGTGGCTGTGGATCTTCCTTGTAATCATCAGGATGTAATACAAATCCACCTTGCCTAAATCTCATAATGGCCTGGGTCGTTGAATCGACCAAGTCATCATTATCGCCAAATGGGAATGCTGCGCACTCTTCTATGACTTCTTCTGCGAAGTCTTGCATAGGCGCCCATATCATACCAGATTCAAATAAAGGTGCAACCGAATTTACCCGTGTATGCTTATCGTTTCCTTTTGATGGACTAAAGTTTACCACAGGTATTCCCATTTTTCTTAATTCATCAGTAAGTGGTTGACCAGATGCTTTTGACTCAATAATCACAGTATCGGGATCCCAATACTTCCATTGATCATAAGCAACTTGTTTTAATTCAGGAAAATCCCATCTTCCTTTTTGACAATCCAATAATATTAAATTAGCTCCACTATCATCGTTCTCATAGAAAACTCCCCAAGTCGTAATGGCTGAATAGTCAGCAGATTCCTTTTTACTAAATGCCGTATCATAAGATTGTATAACGTGTTTTAGTGCTGGTATATAATCTTTCTCCCAACGCTGCCACCATTCACGTTTGATGATTGCTCCTTCTTCTGAAGTTGGGTTTTGCATATACTGTGCATTCCACTTCGTAATACTAACTGAAGCTTTAACAGATAATAATTCTTCCTTCTTCCAATATTCAGGCCATAAGGGTTTACCAGATGGAAGTATGGCAGGAAATTCTACAACATCCCATTGATCAGCTTTAGTCTCTCGTTGCGCGCCTAACAGTTTACCAGTTAGATCTTTTGTGTTCCATCTTGTCATAACCAAGACGATTGATCCGCCAGGCTGTAAACGTTGACGAGGACCTGATGTATACCATTCATAAGCTCTCTCCATTGCATCTCGGTTCATAGCATCTTGTTCTGAATGTGGGTCGTCTATGATTAATAAATCTGCACCCCGTCCAGTAATGGCTGATCCTACACCTGCTGCATAGTATTCACCACCGCCTTGTGTTTCCCATTTACCAGCGGCTTGAGAATCTTCTCTTAATCTAGTTTTAAAAACAGATTGATATTCTGGTGAGTCAATCAAAGCTTTTGCTTTTCTACCAAACCGTACAGATAGTTCCGTGGTGTTAGTTGATTGAATGATTTTGAGCTTCGGGTTTCTACCCACCATCCAAGCGGGCAGCA